GGAGAGAACATAAGAACCGTTATCGGTGCGGTACAACTTGAATTCAATCCATCGAGTAGAGCCACGCTGGTACGACGAAGACTCTCCCAGTTTCTTACCGCTGAACTGGAGAGTTCGCTGTCCATCTTTTACTTCATACATGGTTGGGTTCTATCTTTCGTTGTGTTAATCCGTCTGCTAAAGTTTAGCACGGAACTCATAGTTCTTCGGTTGATGTGGTTTTCATTAGTTGTTCTCTAATGTCTCAATTCGCTGTTCTAAAGTTTTGATGTAGTCAATCATCGCGTCCAGCACTTCATCTATTGATTCTGTTTGCACAATAAGTTCGCGGGCTGTTTTTGTTTTTAAATCTTCTAATGTAATCATATTAATCCTTATGTTTTAATGATGTAGGTGAGTGCGTAGTAGGGTGGCAAAAATGAGCCTGTAGACACAGTAGCGTCAGTTGCACCGCCAAGTCCAGTAGCAGTCGAACCGCCCTGTGATGAACTGGAACCAGTAGCAGTAATTTCATTATCAGCAGTCCATGATGCTGATGCTACTTCATCCATTACAACACGGTTATTTGCTCGTCTAATTTTTGCGTAGCCCGAATCGGACAGTGTGTGGGAGTGACTTGTTGAACCGCCAGTAGCGCCTTGAGCATACGTTGAGCCAGCGCCAACAATAAAGCGGTCACGCAAATCAGGCACAGTGGCACCAACAACGGAGGCAAGTGCAGTGTAGCCAGATGTTGATTGACCATTACATAAAAGCCAGCCAGACGGTGGTGTAGCACTACCAAACATAATAATTGCGCCAGGTGGATTGAGCGCAGCATCTGTAACATTCAAAGTACCACTAGTAGTAATCGGTGATGCGCCAGTTGAAGCCGAGAGACCAGTACCAGCAGTAATCGAAGTTACAGTTCCATTTCCGGGTGTACTGTTTACAATTTTAACCGCATTGTCTGCTGGGTCAAAGGCCATGATGTACAGCCCACTCGCAGTTGCCAGACCATCATAGGGAGACTCATATGCATCACCCTCAAGGGCAAGGTGCCCAGTACCACCCATGCGAAGAACCATGCTGGCATCAGAGTTGACGGTATTAATGATTCCAAGATTAGAAGTGGTGACTGCTCCACGGGCAATCTTGTCTGACGTCACCGCACGGTCGTCAAGACTAACACCTTGAATAGTGCCATCCATAATGTTGGCATCAGTAATTGCTTGTGCAGCAATTGAATCTGTCTTCCCAGTTTTCTGTTGCTGGATAACTTTATCCTGTAGGTTGAGGAGTTTGTTTCCAACCGAGCGATTGGCTCGATACCGACGACTAACCACGCTTATCTACCTCCCACTCAGGAACAACATTGAGAGTGACTTTTTCGGGGAAAGTAACACCATCAGGAACTACAACAGAAATTGATTCAATTTTTCGGACTAAAACATTATTTCGAGGCTCTAGGTCAGTAGCCAAACGAGCCAAAATAAATCGGTCATTAACAACAATACTGCACCAGTCACCCGGGTTATATGACCCAACGACGGGCTCAATTGAACCGTTGACGCTAATAGTGATAGTTGCATCTGGGGGACGAGCCTCGGTCATGTATTTTTTGGCGTAGGCGTACAGAACATTTTTATCGTCGACCCCGTCAACTTTTTCATCATCATCAAGCAGAGGCCACTTGCGACCATTGATTCCGTTGAGGAGTTCCGTATCCGCAGCCACAGAGATATTTGGACCAAAGTCCGCTCCAAGGTCAGTACTACCCGATGCAAAGAATCGAGTGGCAGAGTTCTTGGCAGATTCTTCGATAGAGAGGTTGCCGATATTGCCGGGGTACTCAAATACCAACTTGTCAGCACCAAACCTACTAATCGGAGACACCTGCCCAGCAGTAGGCGGGTTAGGGTAGTTGATGGGGATAAGAACAAACTTCTTATCAAACTGCTTCGTGACGTCGTTGTATGAGCAGTCCACTCGATACTCAAAACCATCAATGCTGTCAGAGTACTTATCGAGAGCCTCGCCAACACTGACGAGTTCAAATCCTCGATAAACAGTAGGGGCGACATTTACACCAGAATTTTGGTTAGTCGAGAAGGTCATACCGATATCAGCATTACCAGGGTACGGACCATAAGTACTTGCAATTGCTACGGGGCGAACTACCGCATCGCCATAACCTGTAATAAAGGTTGCGGGGACCGCGTTGTGTGTCTTGGCAAATGAGAACTTATTGTTCGCAGTATCGACATCAGTAATACTTGCAGACGCAGTATTGAATAGCGTTGTTGCCTTAGCATAGGCGAGAGAGTTAATTGACTCTTCGTCGATATTGATGTACGGCCCGTTGACAATGTTGTACTTGATACGAGAGTTAGTTCCAATCGTAGTGTAGTCAATAACCGTAAAAGTTCCTGCCATAGAACTTGTTTTTCTAGCAACACCAGATGTGACATCACGGGGGTCAGATTTTGTCAAATTAGTGATGGACTTTGACGCATAGTTGATGCTGAACTTATTAGTCCCAACAGTGGTATCAAAGATTACTGATAATCCAGTTTGATTCAATCGGCTTGGTGTAGACATCTCAGGCCCTGGACGAGTCTCATTGTCATATTGTTGAGGCTTTACGACGGAACCAAAAGTCACATCAGGACCAGCAATAGGAACAGTAAATGTTTTTGCACCAGTATTTGTCACGTATACACCAGTAAGTGAATTAAAAGTTCCATTCATATTGCCAGTAGTAGCCAGAACAGTGGGGTCATCGTGGTCAGTCCACCACGAATCAGTCAGGTTTACGTTCTTTACACTGATGTCTTTGGCATCACTAACTGCGTATGAAACGGTACTCAATGTCTTAGCAGACACCTTAAATACCCCGTTCATAATAGCGTGAGAGGCTTTCATCGTAATGTTGATATTTGCTGGACCAATTCTGCTGGCTAGAGTATCGGGAAGGTCTTTACCTTCAGGCATAACAGAGACAGTGATTACATTTTTCTCAACACTATTTATTTTTCTTTTCTTATTTGCAGTACTAATATAAGAAGTACTTAGCCCTGTAAATGTGACTTCTTGTCCGACTTTGAAATTATGGACAACATTAGACGGAAGAGCGATGACTACTTCACCGTCTGCTTTCCTCGTTACTGACGGACGTCCCTCATAAGACTCCAACATCCCATAAACTTCAATTTCGTCGTTGACTTCAATCCCATGATTGTCGCCAATGTAGACCTTACCGACGTTGTTATTGATGCTCCACTGAGTAATGGCTTGAGTGTCATATATGTTTGAGACGGTTACGCTCTCATTTCCGGGGATGTGACCAGTCCCATCATTTGCAGGAAGATTGTGGGGAACACTAGTTTCAAAAGTAACAACGCCACTCGAGCGTCCTCGGTTAACAATTGTATAGACATCGGTTAGTCCAGAAATATCAATTACATCATTGTTATAAAAAGCATGAGCAGCATCCGTCGTAAACGTAACTTTTGATGTGTCAGTAATCTCCACGTTGACAATATCTGACTGCTCAGCCAATCCAACCACTTGAACCGTGTCGCCTGACTGCAGATACCCCTGCCCAGAAAGTTCTAACTCAGCGCGGTTACGTGCAGTAACAACTCCACCCGTTGCCCCTGAGAGTGTGGCACTTCCAGTCGAAGTGTAGGTAAACGATTTTCCATCTGCGCTCACACTCAAGATAGGCACGTACCCACTGCTATTGAAGGTGGAGTACGTTGATGTAAACCCAGTAACCTGCACAAGTTCATTAAGATAAAAACCATGCGCGTTGGTGAATGTGAGCGTGGCAACAGCACTTGGAGAAGTTCGACTACCCGTCATACCGCCACCAGTGAGCGAGTACGCGACAGACTTGTATGAGCGGTTAACAATCTCGTAGTAAGGGGTCGCACCGACAACGGCTACCGTATTCCCAACAGCAAAAGAATGGGGCGACGAAGTCGTCAGTGTTACTTTGTTGGACGCAATCTCTGCTTCAACAATCCCCTTAGTAGTTCCACCGACAGTGGCAGTAGCATCAATAAATGTAACTTCTGGCATGTCAATTGACTGAGTCTGCTTGTACTTGAATGTGGTGCCAAGTGCGCCAACGTCAGTAATTGTGTATGTACCATTGACATACTTTCCGCGTCCTCGGTACCCAAGTTGAGTGGTAACTTGAACTGTCTGACCTTTTAGATAGCCATGTGCAGAAGTAGTTGTAACGGTGACTACACCTTTAGATGCTTCAATCTTGGAGATATCTGATACTCGCTGAATCTCACCAACGAGAGCAACAGTCCCGCCACTAGCGTAACTAAATGAGGTATCAGACTGAACTTTAGTTACCTCATGCTCACCGTCAAACTCCTTGCCAACATTCTTCAGTTGCACTGCTTGACCGACAGCAAGTCCGTGGTCAGTTTTTGTCGTAAGGGTGGCAACTCCAGAAAGAATTTCTTTAGATGTGACGTCAACACTGTAACTAAGCCCCGGCTCAATGTACGAGTTCGGGAAGTCGGTCCCAACAAAGTCGGAGAACACGGCGTTGAGGAGGTCTCGGATGTACTGGTATGTGTCTGTTCGCGTGACTACCGTAACATTCGAGTACGTCCCCGTCGGGACTCTACGAGTAGACGTTCCCGTGACAACTTCTTCGTCAATGTTATCTCCCGTGAGAGCGTATCTGAAAACATTGGCAGAAATCTCGTCAATCTCTAAAACTTTAAATTTTCCAGCAAGTTGAGGATAAAGATTGACACTAATTGTGACCATATCATCAACGGCGTATCGGTGACTGGCGTCAGTTGTTACCGTCACTACATTTGCGTCTCGAGAAATTTTTACAATGTTTCGAACTACAGAAGATGATGCGAGAGTGAACGCTGTGCTTGTCGGAGTGGGAATGCTGGATACAACATAGTAGTCATCGAATCGAACGTCTCGTCCACTAGGGAACTGCAGTCTCACAGTTGAGCCACCAGTAATGGCAGTCGTGACTGAACCGTAGTCGAGAACAGCACTTGCAGTTCCGTTAGCATCCACTTTAAGTGTTGCACCAAACTCGTGGTTGAGAGTTTTCCAGATTCGACGTGAATAAAAGTAACTTGTAAATTCAGAAGCAGACACAGACAATTTACGACCGATAACATCGTATGTACGGTCCCACAAGATACCGCCCCATACACAGACCCCATTGCGAACCACAAACAAGGCTGTATTACCGGGCATAGTTGAGTTGTAGAGGTCCAAAGCATCGGTCTCATCACTAACAGAAATATCTCCAGAGAAAGTACCAGCACCCTTGATGGCACGTTCATAGGTGACCCCTTGGAACGGAATCTCAGAGAGAATCTCATTTGAAAGAAGGTCAGCAGTAAAGTACCTGTAGGTAGGAGCAATAATGTCTGTCATGCCAGTCTTTCGTTATGTTTCTACTCTATTCTAGCATCTACTAGGCGAGCCAACCCGACCGATACTTCACATCTAGTTTTGTACCAGAAGAGACTTTTGTCGGGTAGATGCCTGCAACGAGGTAGTCAACTTCACGCGCACTAGTGGTGGCTGTTCCCGTGCTGGATGTACTTCCTGACAAAGCACCAGTAGTAGTAGTTGTGTACGTGAACGTGGTTGTTGATGGGACCCCTGTAATTACATATGTTCCATCAAATGCTCTATACGCAATAGGAAGTTCCGCGACTGTGACAGTATCGCCAACAAGGAAGTTATGTGCAGCCGAGGTAGTGGCAGTCACTGAGGTAGTGGTACGTGCCACATTTGTAATTGTTGCGGTCAGTCCCCCGATATTGATATTACTATTTAGTGCAGTTGCTAGGGGGTATGTGATTGTTCGGTAGTCGGGAACACTTGCAATCGTAGCGTAAGACTCGCTTGAGTTGAATACGTCTCGGTTGGTGGCATCATATACGTCACCCGTAACGGCAACTTCTGACGCATCTCGATACTTGACGCGACCAGAGGTCTCTGATGCACCTCCAGTACCAGTAATGGTGTCACTGGTAGCAGTCGTGTAAGTAAGGGTGTTGACAGTAGGTGAGCCACTAACGCCCGAAACCGTTTGGTCACCATTGAGCGGAGCGTGGCTACCCGTGAGTCCGTAGACAGTAATAGTGTCTCCTTGAACAAAACCATGAGCACCTGCAAATGTGAGGGTAGCAGTAGTAGTCGAACGAGATGCAGTAGCAACACTAAGAATGTCTCGGTTGTATGTAATAGTTTTCTCAGTCACTGCTGTAATCGGACGACCCGTCACGTTATAGGCACTCTGGCTCAAGTTCTTTACAGTGTCCTTGAGGCTAGAGGCAAACGCTAAATCCCCGCCTGTAGACGTGGTCACTAGTTCAAGTTGAATTGTACCGCCCGTATCTGCGGTAGCCACCTTGGACCCAAAACCAGTAACAGTGAATACAATCGTGTTTGACGTAACACTAGTGATTATTCGTTGTCCATTGATGGCAGTTAATCCAGTTGCCGTCAGCCCCGAGACAACAATGCTTTGACCCTTAATAAAAGCATGAGCAGGAGTAGTTGGAACAGTAATGGTGACTACATCGCTGACGGCAGTTACGGAGAGAGTAGTGGTAGAGAGCAAGGACTGTGTATAGGTGACAAAGCGATAGTCAACTGGCCCACCAACAGTCCCCTCTGTAATAGCAGTCACAGTGACACCAGATGCCGAGGCACTGTTCATTTGTACGTTGGTGTTATTGACAAGGGCAGAAGAGGGGACCGTAGTTTTGGAAAATGCTGTCCCAGACAAGTCATATGTTACAGAGTGCGGAGCAACAGTCGTAGTGTCGCTGAGGACATATGAGCCATCAATTGCTGCGTTGGTCAAGTTATTGGCAACGGCTGATGCAGAAATGATGTCAGAGACAGCCACATTAGGGGCACCAGATTTAGCGTAGACCAAAGTAGAAGTTGTGGTCCCATCAGCGAGCAATGTATACGTCCCAGCAATACCGTTAGTGACGTCACCGTTAGTCGTGTTTGTGACTGCATCGGGAACACGAATAGTTTGGACAGAAAGTCCCAATGGAGAAACTGAGTTACTGGCAGTCAAAAGAGAAAGTGATACAGAGTCTTGCTGCACATAGTACGAGTACTCTTTAGTCGGGTCAAGCCCATCAATAACGTACCTCTTAGGGCTAATGCTAGACGAGAGCACCGCCACCGTTGAGTTGTTAGACGCGTCTACAATAGTGAACGTACTACTCGCCGACGTACCCCAGTCAAGTTGCAGACGACCCGCAACTTCAGGAACGGGAGTAATTGCAGGAGCAGTAGCATCAACATTTGGAATTGCATATGCCGTACCTGACGCTGCGCCATAGACAGGAGTTCCTTGAGCATCACCAATGGCATTTCGACCAACTATGTAAAAAGTCACACCTACGGCAGGTGTCAAAGAGTCCACATTGTATGTAGTTGCAGAAGAAGATATCGTACTGTTAACTACAGTGAATACACTATCTCCATCTGCTTTTTTATAAAGAGCATAGTAGGTCAAACCTCCACCAGTATCTGACGGGGCAGTCCACGACAAGGTCACCCGCTGAGCAACAATTGTGCTGGCAGTTGCACTGAAGTTTCGTGGTGCTGTAGGCACACCAGAAGACTTGATTGAGTTAGAAGAAGACAACTGGCTAGTCACGCCAGTGTTAGTAGTGGCAGTCACTCGAACACTGACGGTCTTAAGTTGCGTCAAAGAATATGTAGATGCCCCTGCTAGGAGTGTTATTCCTGCTCCAGCAGGAGTTAGTAAAGTTGCAGGACTAATAGTGAGTTGAGACCCGACAAGTGGTCGGTTAGCAGAAAGAATCTTCATCACAGCAGTGGTATCTAGATATAGCGTGTAGTAAGAAATAGATGCTCCGCTACCAGACGGAATAGTAGGAGCAGTCCAGTATGTAGAAATGGCAGCAAGTGTGCTGGCATGAGTAGATGCTGTGACAACAGGGCCATTGAAGACCGACGTGGGACTTTTAATTGCGCCAGTCTTAAACGCTGATTCAGTATATGACCCAGTATTAGAATCAACACTATCGCTACCCGCAGTGTCAGTAACAAGGTTTTTTGCGCGGACTATGAACTGATATGTAGTTCCTCTAGATGTAACTAAAGAGTACTGAAGATTAGTTTCAGTAGTCGTACCAATAAGTGTGTACGTTGTACCACTTACTTGGTAGACATTGTATCCAGTGATAGACGTTCCACCGTCATCAGCAGGGGCTGACCATGAGAACTGAAAAGTATCACTAGAGTAGGAATCTATCGAGAATCCCTGAGGAGCAGACGGCGCTTGGATATACTCGTAGCCACCATAAATAGTCCCACCACTATTCCGATATCGAATAATGCTTCTATTAGTAGAAGAACTAGTGTACCCAAACTTCGGCGTAGATGAGCCGTTGCTAATGAAGCAGGTACTTGTAAGGTTTACATAACCTGTTGTCTGAGGAGTAGTGGCGTTTTGAGGTAGTGTAACTGGAGCCGTTGTAAAGTCACTACCTTTAGTAACTACAAGACGAGTAGTGGTAGTTGCTATTTTTGTGTCAGCAAGATACGCCATGACATGGGTAATAATCTGCGGACCATTACCCGCAGAATCAGTACGACGTGCAGATACGCTGACAGTTGACGTCTGACTTGCCGAAGTGGAGACGCTTGTCAATGTTGCGTCACCGAAGACTACTTGAATTCCCATTGTCTTTACCTTATGCCGTCTCGAAACCGAAAGTATACGCTGACGTTGCAGTCAGTGTACGAGTTCCAGTTGCACCGTTGATAGTTGTATTTGTGGAGTTAGTGATACTTGCAGTCGCCAAGTTTCCCGATGCGGTGGCGGGAGTAGGAAAGTAGTAGAAGGTGAGCGATGTGTTGCTGGGGACGGTCTCGATGATGCGAGTACCAGTCGACCAGTCAGGTGTGCCAGTTACCCCAGAGAATGTAATCTTGTCCCCCACATCAAATGCGTGGCTGGTTGCAGTATTGATAGTCATAAGGTAACCACCAGAAGCACCGCCCCACGAGAAACTGCTAGTAGTAGCAATGTTGACTGATGTGGGAAGTGACACCTGCACAACATCGCCCACAGCGTAGCCGTGAGTGGTGGCAGTAGTCAAAGTTGCTTGAGTACCACTAATAGTTTTAGATGTCACGTTCACGGTAGTGGGAAGAACAACTTGAACCGAGTCCCCAACAGAGAAGTTATGCGGAGGGTTAGTTACCAGTGTCACTTTCCCATTTTCCACCTTACGGCTCGAGATATACCCAGTCAGTGGAAGAACCACAGATACGGTATCACCAGCAGAGAAACCGTGAGGAGCAGAGGTCGTGAGGGTGACCTTTGACGACGTAGCCTGCTTCTCAGTAATTGACGCTGTAGTGGGAAGTGTAACCGAGATTCGGTCCCCCACTCGAATGGAGTGGTCTACATCAGTCTTGAGAATTACCGAAACAGTGGCAGGAGTAGTATGTGCATCTACTTCTTTATTGACAACCGTGTACGCCGTAGAGATTACAACATCAATCTTGTCTCCTGCGGTAAAACCATGTGACCCTGAAGTACTGAGAATAATCTCATTACCAGCAATTTGACTGGTAGCAATAGATGCATATTCGGGGAGGGCCATTGTAAGCGTATCGCCAACACTAAGATTGTGGGCTCGGTCAAGGACAAGAGTAGCAACACCAGTAGTCGCATTGTAAGACTTGAATCGAGCAGCATACGGTTCTAGGTTGTCGGTAAGTCCAACAAGGTTGTCCCCAGCCTCAAGTTGAATCCAATCAATTAAAGGTTCAAGTTTAGAGCGATGTCCAGAAGTACTGCCATTAAAAATAACGGACTGATTATACGTATCGATAGTCAGAACATCAGAGTCAACAAGCGACACATAGGCTGCCGTGAGCGGGATATCATCTGCTGTATTTTGTACGTTAGCCAAGTTATATGAGAATGTGTAGGGCTCAGTATTAGAGACAGAGGAGACGGTAGTTTGAGAGTTGACGGGGTTGACGGTATCTGGAATACCAGAAAGTGATACTACATCTCCAACTTCAAGATTACTGATGTAGTCAGTAGTTACTGTAACAACTTCATCAACTGCAGACATCTTAGTAATTGATGCAATTACTCCCTCTTTACGGAGCGAGAATGAGGTAGCAATAGAAGTATCACTTGACTTACCACTAGCATCAATAAAGGAGCCATAACCAAGCGGACCAGTAACTGTGAACTCTGGGTTGATAGAAGTATTTCCAGAGTTATTGACAAGAGTTCTGCCCAGTCGATTAGTTGTTGGAAGAATAGAAGTTACAGAGTACCCATCTTGGTTCTTATCGTTCCACTCGTACTTGATAGGGTCAGGAGCACGAAGGTTGATAGTGAACTGCGTACGTCCTCGAGCATTCACCGTCTCGATAGCGGGCTCACCAATGAGCCAAACTTCAGCAGCCTTGGTTGGGTCCTCATTTGTTCGAAGCCAAGTAGACCGTCGGACAAGGTCAATTGCCTCAACTAGTTTGTTTCGAGCCTTAGCAATTTTTGTAGAGTCTTGAGGCAGGAATGCTCCCGAAAGAGTGATAGTGCGTGCGGAACGACGACCAGTCACGCTATATGAACCGTCACGGGTACCACGAGTAATGTCAGGAACCTCTGATGGGGCCGAATTCCACCAACCTTGAATATCAGTGCAAACCCACACAGTGCCATCTTCGTCGATGGTATTGAGGGTCAAGTCACCAAGAGAAACATCAGCATTGAGTTGCATACCCGTGATGTTCGGGAATGGGACTGGCTTGAGGGCTTGGTTAACAAGTTTGTTTTCTTCAGCCTGAGTAAAGTTATTGAAGAACTGACCGACATAGTCAGAGCGTTCCATAAGGAATCCATCAAGAAGAATAACTTCATTAGTTTTTCCAGCCACGGAACGGTATACCGAGATACGAGCCTTAGTCGCTCGAGTTCCAGCCCCGCCGTTAGCGTCGTATGCCTGTGCAACAAGCGAGATACGACGGTCAGCCCATCTGTCGGCAGGATAGGCAGTGACAGGGTCAGAGTCATTGGAACCAAGAAGCGCATATGCGTCACTAAACCACTCAACGCGGAGGCGAAGGGTGATGGGACTATCATTTACCGAGACGGCTTGAATGTATGGAAATACCGAAATTGTGTAGACAACCGAAGGAGTGACATCAATATAGTTGACGGAGCGAATCCCACAGTCCGCAACAACAGAGGTGAATCGAAGATTAAAAGCGGTTCCACCAAAGTGAGAGTTTACTGAGACGCTACTGATTTCAGCATCACCAAAAGCCTCCCACCCATTCGTGTTGAGGGTGGCAGAGGGGTTGGTTACGAGGTTGACTCTACTCATTATCGGATTGAGCCTCTGTTCATGTTCTTCGTAATTTGTTGTGAGACAAGGGAAGCAAGTTCGATTTCATTCATACCGGGTGAAGGGTTGACAGTGATGTTAATGCCACCGCCACCCATGTTCATGCCGAGTCGACCTGCTGCTTCTTTTAGGATAGCACGATTCCGACCCTCTGAGCCTTTACGCCCCGAAATGTAGGCTTCCCAGCCAGTTTCAGGTTCGGCAAACTTGTGGATTCCAGCGTAACGTCCAGAGTAGATTCCTTCTCCTCCATACGAGTACATGTTTCCAATAGCGTTCATACCTATACCGTCTAATCTGGTGCCACTCCCAGAAACGCTTCGAGCAATAGGGCGGCTGTAGTTAGCCTTGATGTAGTCGTTCACCGCAGTAACAATAGCAGTGGGAAGTTTTCCTTGGAACTGCGATGTAACATAGTTTGAAAAACTCTGAAGTTCACTTCTTGCACTCGTAGTATCCATTTGAACTCTTTGCTTCAGAACAGTTTCTACGTCATCTGGTAGGGCAAGCATCTTTTTTGAGAGTTCTGCTACCTCAGTCTTGTTGAAGCCCATTTGTTTTGCTACTTTTTCAAAACGAACTCTTTGCGTTTCAAGATACTTGCTTATCTCTTCCTGACCTTTACCCTCTGCACGCATGGCGTCAACATTGTCATAGATTGCGGTACGAACAGCATTAAGACTGCGGATTCCATCATCGTGCGCCTGATTGGTGCCCTTAATGTGGCCCTTCAACTCTTTAGCCTTTGCTCCAGCATCTCTAAAAGCATCACGAAGGTCAACCTCTGCCAGCATAGAATCAACGGCACCCTGCGTAAGATTGCGTAACTCTTCACCTAGCGTAGGAAGACCAAGAGCAGCGTCTAGTGCAGCGCTCTTCATATCATCCATTGCAATGGTGACAAGGTTAGTGTCGTTTACTGTGATGCCCGCTGCGTTGGCAACATCAATAAGACTGGCTTTTAGATTGTCGTTCTCATTAATCATCTGCAGCGTGACCTCACGACTAGCGTTGCCAGTATCAACCATAGATTGAAGTACACGCACTACATTCTCAGATGTCATTTCCTTTGCTGTATCATTAAATTTACTAATCGCGTCTTTAGCACCATCTGAGCCTTCAGATGCTTTTTGCATCGCAGTTGTTGTAGTTTTCAGCGGAACCGACAGACCTGAAATTGAAACAGAAGTTGTCGTAACTGTCTTCGTAGTGTCTGCGTACACCTTATTGAGGTCACGTAGTGCGACTACAGTGTCCTGTGTCGCAGTCACCCCAAACAACTCACCAGCGGTAACTTTTTGGGCTAAAGCATTAGTAATTGCTAAAGCGCTATTGGTAGAAGACAGCGCATTAGTGAAATCATCTGCAGTCGCGGCAGTTGAATCAAGATAGTTGTTGAGAAGCATGAACCCGCCCACAAGCACGGCGGCTGTCGCAATGACTGCTGTCAAAATAGGGTTATATAGCGCGAAAAGATACAGGGACTCTGCAGCGCTGATAACTGCGGCCTTCATCGTCGCAAATGCAAGGGTAAGTCTTGTACCTACCCCCATAATTAGCCCGTCAACTGCGAGTGCCGCAACTGTTATCGCCCCAATCATCACGTTTAGGGCAAAAGTAGCGACTGAAATGGCTTGACCTATAGCCAAGAATGTGGCGGCTATTGGACCAATAAAATCAATAAATGCTTTGATAGGGGGGAGGGAGATAAAGTCTAGGAATGCACTTGCAACTGAGTTCAAGATGTCAAAGAATACTTTGATAGATGCACTGTCAGTAAATACTTCAGCAATTCCAATTAAAGTGTTGAAAAGTTTTGCCAGAGACGGGCTCGCATCAATAAGTGCATTAAGTGTGTCAGTGAGACCCGCTGCCCCCTTCTCAAGAATAAGAAAAGTTTTTCCGATATTCTGGTTTGTCCCAATACTGAGGAACACATCACCAAGAGCACCCAGCGACGAAAGAATTTTTTTGGTGTTCTCATTAACTTTTTCAAAATAATCTGCAAGACCGCCAGAACCAAAAAGACGAGAGTCTCGTATATCGTTAGCAGCCCTAAGTCCGTCCCCCAGCCACTTTACAAAGTCATAGCCCGGTGAGTCCGCACCAAGATTTACACTGATAAGTTGCCCGATGTAACGGAAAATCTCGCCGAACAGGTCACCAAACACCGCAGCGGACTCTCCAGCCTTAGTGAAGAAATCTGTAAGTTTATTGCTACCCAACTCATCTAAATACTTGTTGAAATCTGTGAATGCCCTACCAATAAAGTTAACAAAAGTCTCTGCAACAGGCGCAGCCGCGTTAATAAGTTTGAGGAACGCTTGGAACAGTTGCCCCAGTGCATCTGACAGTGGACCAAGAAGTCTGGCACTATTTGAGAACAACGTATCGAGCAGGTCGAGTCCTTGGGCAGAACTCAAGAACTTAGATGTGCTCTCAGCAGCCTTTCCAAGTTCCCCGCCAATTCTAGCAAGGCCATCGCCCACAGTGGGAAGAACATTTTTTGCAAAATTTGTTATTGCGTTGCCAAGTAATGGCAAGAACGCAGCAGCGACCTGTTCTTTAACGTCTCTGAACAGTGGCTTGAGTTTGTAGATTTCTGTAACAAACTTTTTTTGCGACTCTGTAAGGTTAGCAAACGGGTCAGAGCCACCACCAGCAGTTGACTGCTGTCTTGCTGCTGTTAGTGCACGCTCAGCCTCAATCTGCTGGCGAAGACCATCACGGACTACTCGTGCAAGATTTGCCTCGGCGTCGGCAAGTTCTTGACGGGCACGGATTACTGCTTCAGTTCCTTCAATACCGCTCTGACTATACTTCTCCTGCTCCTTTGCAAGGTCAGCATTAGCATCAACTGCCTCACGGTACTGGAGTTCTGCTTGCGCGAAAGCAAGTTCAGCCTCACGTCGAATACGCGAGTTTGGCGGGAGGTCCTGTACGCGAGCGAGTTGCTCTCGAGCCCGTTCAAGGTCCATACCCGCACCAAGTTCAGCAAGGGCAGCCTCCTCGGCTGCAAACCCAAGTTGCTGTAGTTCTTCTCGTCCAGCGGCGAATGCCTCATTAAGATTTTTCTGTGCCGACTCTACGCTCTTATTGGCGTTGATGAGGGCCTCTTGATTCCCCTCAATAACCATAGCCAAACGCTCTTGCGCTGCTCGGATTGCGTCAGTGTTCTTGGCAGCGGCACCGCCACCCTTGCCCATCTGACCGAGGGCCTGCATGACCCCGCCCATAGCAATTTTTGCTGAGAGCATTGCCAAACCAAAGGTAGCAAACACGTTACCCAAAACAACAAGTGATGCGCCAGCAGCACCAGCAACGCCGATAAGAGAGCCCAGTGTGCCAATAATGGCAGAGATTGCGCCAACAATAGTGGCAATAGCAGGGCCCAGTGTGTAACTAGTTTTAGTTAGAGTTTTAAACTTTTCACGGGCCGCGTCAGCGCTTCTTGCGCTCGCCAAAAGAGAACCATTGAGACCTTGAAGTTGCTTTTGAGCATTTCGCGTGATTACATTTACTATGATACTTGCTGCGCCGACGTTAAATGCCATGACTATCCCACAGGCCCATCAAGAATCTTGCCCAGCGCCGAAACATCCGTAGCGGGAACAAACGGCTTCACAGTCTGGTTCTTCATTGGGTCAACTGGAGTAATGTCAGAAAAGTCGTCGTCATCAGAGAAGCCCTGACTATTCTCTTCTTTGTGTGAGTAATTATATGTAGTGCCGTAGAAGATATCATAGAGCCTAGTACGAACCCCAGAGCGGGTCTGTGCAAGTTCAGCACTCGTGTACTCATTGTCCTGCTCAAAGAAATAGTGGAGGACATCGAGCATGTCGGCTGTCTCCATGTTCTTCAAGTCCAATCCAAGTGTTAGGGCTTTTCCGTTAATGAAAGGCCAGAGGTCAACCGCCCAAGTTAGGAGGCCTCTGGCTGCTTTTCCGGGCGGTTAGAGTACGACTCCATCAACCAAGTAACGATGTCAGAGAGCATCTCAACCGTGACGACACGGTCGGGGTCCGCAGCGAGAACCTCAAAGCGTGTGTAACTTTCTTCCTTCAGGACTGAGCGGAAAAACTTGTTGATGAGGTTAGCCGATACGGCAACATCCGCGCTCGACGAGTCGATAACAAAGTCAAGCATCGTCTTTCCGGGAAGTTGCGGGTGGCACTGGAACTCTTCGTCAAAAAGACGGAAGATGAGGGGCTCGTCGCTGTTTCCGCCAGCACCAGAACCAAAATCTTTAAAGCGTGCAGTCATTAGGTGTTTCTCTTTCCTGTTATGTGTACTGTTGTAGACCAATGTCTCTTGTTCTATTGTACAGTATACGACACGCTATGTCCCCGAACTACAGAGTTCGGAAGTGTATTAACTGAGCACTAAGGTACGGATTTGGCTTAGTCCCTGGGTGCATCACAGATGCACGGAAAACGACAACACCACGCTGGCTAAAACGGAGCGCTTTTGCCCTAGTGGGTCGAATAACATGACGTCGAGTACCCTCATGGTGCATGTACGCATGACGTGCACTAGCCTTTAATCCAACATACTGACCCGTGTAGTTTCTGAGGTGGTACCACGAAATACTGCTACGAAGACGACCAGTCTTTACGCCAACCATACTTTTAGCGCCCGCTAATGCCAGAGGTCTCTTTGCCTCTAGGCGCTTCCAAATTTCTCCCTGCGGTCCATTTAGATACTGGTCTACAGTAAGTTTATCTGTTGTGATTTTAATATCAAGATTGAATGACATAACCATTAGGGAACCGCCATCGTAATCTCAAGATTATTTGTGTAGTAGCCACCCTCGGGCCCGTCAGTCGACAGCGTTGCAATAACACCAAGACCGTAGCCCGTGTCGTCCCACTGGTCGAGGTCATTTATAGATTGCATCAAAACCCACGCATCTACGGCAGCAATCTCCGAACTCTCAGAAATCTTTTCAGGCAGAGGGGCTCGGCCCTGAGTACCAACCGTCGGCACCTGACGGGAAATCATTATGTTAAGCGTGGCACTACGAGGATTGTTACATCGACGTGGCTCATTCGCTTGGTCTCCAGGCGACCCCAAGTACATCTGAACAAATGAGACAACTATTTGCTCACAGTCAATCGCTGGTTGCCCCATCATCCAATAGCGTCGCGCGGGTAGCGGAACACCGTAGGACTCAAACAGTGTGACTACGCGACTCAGAACGCCGTCCATCATAACCTTTAGGTCAAGGGCGTTCGAATCGATATCGTAGTCAGCGAGTTTGACGTAGGACATTGTTACTCCTCGTCTGCTACCTCAACCTCGGCCTCAACGACCTCGGCTACGGGCTCAAAAACGCGCGGGGCAACCTTCTCAGGCGCAAAACGCTGAGGTGCAATAGGAGTGGCGGGCTTTGCGTTGGGCATGTCACCAGCGGTGAAGTTTGTCATAGCCATTTGTTTTTTCCTAACTTATGAAAGTGAAATCTGGAGGTTTCCAGAAGCCAATGCTACTAGTGTACCGTTCTTCTCTGCATACAAGTCCCATACGCCGGGGTCTACTGCACGCAGGACGTTATAGGCATCTGCGTAGGTGACAGTCACCCCAATTGTTTGAGCGCCAGTATTGAGAACTACCTGAGAAGAGGGGATATTCGCTGAAACAGTTTCACTCCAGTTATAGACAGTGACGCTCAGGGTCCAACCCGCCTGAGAGAGCAAAAATTGACCACTGACGCTTGCAAGGGAGAGTGTGACAGAGTCAGAACCACCCGCAGGAATCTCGAGGTCGCGTGCTGTCACGGCTAATTTTAAGGCCTTCGGATTGTACCGACGAGCCCTCGGAACGTCCACAGAGAAGACTCGTGACCGCTGAGAGGCCTTTGCGGGGTTGGCAGTCTTGAGGAACAAATCGACCTCGTAAACACCAGTTTTGATGTCATCGATGAAGTCTTGAGAATCCAAAAGAGTGTACGAAACTCCCTGACGAGAGATTGACGTCACGCGGCGGGGCAGAGCACAATCCTCATCGCCAGCCCACAGTTTCGCGAACTCGCGAGCCAACGTCCGAGCAGCCATACGACCAGCAACGGGCGGGGGAGTTCCGTACGAGTATGTAATTTCTACGTTGTAAGGGTTCCACAGCGTTGCGTTGTAGAACTGAATCGTAGAGTTGTCAACAAGGACATAGTCACTGGGAGAAATAACGGTTCCGTTGTCGAGACGAACAGTGTGAATTTCCGTCACAGGGCGGGCACGGAGTCGAATACGCGCCTCAGGCGACGTCCACTCCTGTGCGTAAAGCATGACATTTCGAACCTCGCCCTTGTACAGCGTGGCAATGTTGGTCTTAGTCGAAAGGCCTGGAAGCGTTCCAATAGTGTTTCGGATGTAGCGTTCAGTGGTCGTCCCAGTCCCAAAGAACTTACGACCAGACATCGCCCACAACAGGTACGACGCAACTCGGCATGCCTCTTCGGCATACTCAGAGTTGGACATGTCGCCAAGTTCACTTGGCTGAACCCACAATGCGGTCATGCTACATCCTGTCTATAAAGTGAACGGTGGTGCGCCCATGAGGAATCCCACGGACGCACCACCTTGGAGGTCCGACTAGGCTGTCGGGTCCTCCACGGAGTTGATGATGTAGTCGATAGCGTTATCGGCGTTGTACGAGAGGCTTCCCGGTACGTTGAAGTCAGTGTTCGGGTTGACGTCATCCGCATCAGGCAACGCGAGCGTTGCGACATCGACAGGCCCACGAACAGAAACAGCAGTTCCGTACGGAGCACCGATTGCAGTCGGGGAGATTGCGATTCCCGAGTAGGCGTAACTAAACGTGGTCGGAGTAGGGACCGCAGTGATAACCTTGGTTCCATTCATAGCCGAGGTGCCGACGTCCATGACAACAGTCTGTCCAACAACGAGGCCGTGAGCGACAGCGGTTGCTCCACCAGTGGTGACAGTAGCCACCGAGGTCGTAGCCGTCTTGCTGTTGACTGAGAGGGACACAGAGTCAAACCACTGGTAGAAGCCCTTGATTCCAGTAGGTGCCCAGTTTGAACGAGCATACGAGTAGGGACGCATGGTGGCAACAGGGAATTCCCAGCGACCATCAAGTCCGTCTCCAAATGCTGTGTCAGTTGAGGCTCCGAGTCCGTAGCCTTCGAACGTGTTGGCGAGCATACCGTTTTCGATGACACGGTCACCCGACTGACGCATCTTGACGTACGGGAAGACCCAGTGGAAGTACGGGTTGTCCTCGTCCTTCTTGCCACCCTTGATGGCGAATGACCATGCTTCGATGGCAACACCGTTACCAGCAGGGTCATCTCCAACGCCGGGCGAAGCCCAACCAATCGAGAGGGTCGAAGCAGCCGAGTTGGCGAGCGACGAGCCGTAGTTCTTGCGAAGCAAGAGACCACCCGAAAGAAGGTTGGTAAGTTCGGGGTCGGGCTCACAGATGGC